AGAACTGAAATAAAAACTGAAAGTGGAAATTTAATATTAAACGGTGGCACATTTTAATAGGGAGAAAAAATGGCAACAATTATAAAGATTAAACGAACCACAGGTGCTGTCGCACCTTCAGGTCTAGAGCAAGGGGAACTTGCCTACGTTTATGATACATCGGCAGCCAGCACAGGCGCTGGTGGTAACGGATTACGACTATTCATAGGTGATCCATCATCAACATCAAATGCAGCAATTCAGATAGGCGGACAATACTATACTCAATTGATGGACCATGCACATGGTACATTAACTGCTTCATCTGGTCTAATAGTAGATTCAAACAAGGCCATAGACGAATTATTAATAGGTAATTCTGCTACAGTTGGTGGTACAATAAAATTCAACGAAGGTACTAATAACGGTGCACATTTTGTAGCATTAAAATCTCCCAATAGTGTTGCAAGTAGTTTAACGTTTACTTTACCTGGTACAGATGGTTCTAATGGTCATATATTAACTACAGACGGTTCTGGTAACCTATCATTTGCTGCCCCAGCTTCAAGTCAATTTACAATTGCTGCTGATATTGGTTCAGATGATACATTTAACACTGGCGAAACTTTAACACTTGCTGGTGGTACTGGTATTGATTCAACAGTATCTAACAACCAAGTTTCATTTGCTATTGATAGCACAGTTGCAACATTAACTGGTAGTCAAATATTAACGAACAAAACTATTAATAGTGATTCAAACACTTTAACAATAGATTTATCAGAAGCTACAGTAACAGGTACTCTTGCAGAATTTAATAGTGCTGTTTCTGACGCAACTTTAGTTTCTACAACAGGTTCAGAAACATTAACTAACAAAACAATTACATCACCAAACGTTTCTGGTTTGGCGATTACTGATAGCTCAATTGTATTTGAAGGTGCAACTGCTGATGATTATGAAACTACATTAACGGTAACAGACCCAACAGCAGATAGAACGATTACGTTCCCGAACGCTACTGGTACAGTTTCATTATTAGATAATACAGAAACATTAACAAACAAAACTTTAACATCACCTAAAATTAATGAAGACGTTGTCTTAACTGCAACAGCAACTGAATTAAATTTACTTGATGGTATTACTGCTATTGCTGATGAAGACAATATGTCAAGTAATAGTGCCACAGCACTTGCAACTCAACAATCAATTAAAGCATATGTTGACTCACAAGTAACGGCACAAGACCTTGACTTTCAAGGTGACTCTGGTGGTGCATTAAACATAGATTTAGATTCTGAAACACTTACAATCGCTGGAGGAACTGGTATTGATACATCTGGTTCTGGTAATACTTTAACAGTTGCGATTGATAGTACAGTTGCTACACTTACAGGATCACAAACTTTAACAAATAAAACATTAACAAGTCCTACATTAACTACACCTAGATTTGCTGACGCAGGCTTTATTGCTGACGCAAGTGGTAATGAACAGATATTATTTCAGCAAACTTCAAATGCTGTCAATGCTGTTGAAATTACAAACTCGGCTACAGGTAATGGTGTAACAATAGGAACTGCTGGTGATGATTCAAACATTGACTTAATACTTGACCCTAAAGGTACTGGTACTGTTGATGTTAATTCAAGTAGAATAACAAACGTAACTGATCCATCTTCAGCACAAGACGCTGCTACAAAAGCATATGTTGATAGTGTTGCAAATGGTTTAGATGTAAAAGCTTCTGTTAAGTATGCTTCAACAGCAAACGTTGCTGGTACATACGATAACGGTGCTGGTACAATAACTGCAGGATCAAATGGCGCATTTTCAATTGACGGTGCAACACCTTCAACAAATGATAGAATTTTATTAAAAAATCAGACAGACGCAACTGAAAATGGTTTATATAGAGTAACAACTGTTGGTGATGGATCAACTGCATACGTATTAACAAGAACACCTGATGGTGATGAGGCAATTGAAATAACAGGTGGTGCTTTTGTATTCGTAGAAGCTGGTAATGCAAATGCTGACAATGGTTATGTATTTACACATAACGGTACTCCAACATTAGGAACAACTGATATAACAGTTGAACAATTCTCTGGTGCTGGTCAAATATCTGCTGGTGACGCTTTAACTAAAACAGGTAATCAGTTAGACGTTGCTGTAGATGACTCTACAATTGAAGTATCTTCAGACGCATTAAGAATTAAAACAACATATTCTGGTCAAACATCAATCACTACTTTAGGTACGATTGCAACTGGTACTTGGCAAGGTACTGTTATTGACGAAGTATATGGTGGTACAGGACAATCTTCTTACACTACTGGTGATATTTTATATGCAAGTGGATCAAACACACTTGCTAAATTAGCACTTGGTAATAATGGAAAAATTTTACAATCAAACGGTAGTAACGTAACATACGGCGACATAGACGGCGGAACTTACTAATCGTTTATATAAGAGAGATATATGGCGACAGTTATTAAGTTAAAGACAGGTACAAGTGCTCCTACGACAAGTGATTTGGCGGCACGTGAAGTTGCGATTGATACTTCATCACAAAAGTTTTACATAAACGATAGTGGTACTATTAAAGAAATCGGTGGCGCAGCTGCCTCTGAAGTTTCTACTATAGAATCTTTAACAGACGTAACTATTTCAAGTTTAGGTTCTGCACAAATTCTTGCTTATAATGGTACTGCATGGGTTAATGAATATGACCATGACGCAAAAGGTAGAGTACCATTTATTAAAACAGATGGAACAAGATCACACATTCAAATGACTAATAATAAAGACATGACAACAATAAATGGTTTTTTAGATCACGTTGTCAGTCAATCATTTTATTTGCCTTTTACAAACGCAAGTGGCACAGCAGTAACAACAGTAAGACCAGGACATATGCCTGAGTTATCGGAGATATAATAGATGACAACTAAAACGCCAGTACGAGCAACCTTTTCGGGATCTACGATAACAGGTTTAGCAGAATACCAATCAGGTGAATTTATACCTTTAACACATGGTGGTTTAGGTGCTTCTTTATCTATAGGTTCTGCAGGACAGGTTTTAAAAGTAAATGGTGCTGGTAACGCAATAGAATTTGGTGCTGTTGAGGCAATCATAAACATTGATGGTGCAACAGACTTAACAGGTGCTACACTACAAGCTTCTGACCAGATAATGTTGTCAGATGGTGGTACTGAAGGTAGAGTTACTTTATCACAATTAGATACTTTATTTTCTGGTACAACACAAACACTTACAAATAAAACTTTAACAAGTCCTACAATTAATAATCCAACGATTGCTGGTGGTACTTTTAGTGGTACATTTACAGGTACTATGGATGCAACAGGTATGGTTTTATCTGGTGCAAGTCCTCTAGTATTTGAAGGTGCAACAGATGACGCTGCTGAAACAACATTAGCATTTACTGATCCTACTGTAGATAGAACAATTACTTTTCCTAATGCAACAGGTACAATTGTATTAGAGGCAACTGGTTCAACACTAACTAACAAATCTATTGATTTAGGTAACAATACTATATCAGGTTCTTTAGCAGAATTTAATACTGCTTTACAAGATGATAGTTTTGCTGGATTGGCTGCAACACAAACTTTAACTAATAAAACACTAACAAGTGTTGTTTTAAACACAGGTGTTTCTGGTAGTGCTATATTAGATGAAGACGATTTAAGTTCTAACTCGGCTACTCAACTTGCCACGCAACAATCAATCAAAGCATATGTGGATGCTATATCAACAACATTAACTCTTGCTGCTGATAGTGGTTCAAATGATGATGTTGTTGTAGGTACAGATACACTTACATTTGCTGGTGGTACAGGAATAGACTCAACTGTTTCTAATAATCAGATTTCATATGCAATAGATTCAACTGTTGTAACTTTAACAGGCACACAAACTTTAACTAACAAAACACTTACAAGTCCTACAATTACAGGTACTGGTGCAATCGCTGGTACATTTACTGGTAATATCACAGGTGACGTAACTGGTAATGCTGACACAGCAACTGCGTTAGAAACAGCTAGAACAATCGGTGGAACATCATTTGATGGTAGTGCAAACATAGCTGTTGCATTATCAACAGCTGCAACAACATTAGAAACTGCTAGAACAATAGGTGGTGTATCGTTTGACGGAAGTGCAAACATTAACTTACCAGGTGTTAATACAAGTGGTAACCAAGATACTTCAGGTAACGCTGCTACAGCAACCACTTTAGAAACAGCAAGAACAATCGCAGGACAAAGTTTTGATGGTAGTGCGAATATTACAATCGCAAGTACGGACTTATCAAATACATCTAACATAACGTTAAATGACGCTACACAAACTTTAACTAATAAGACATTAACTACACCTGTAATTGCTGAAATAGACGCAACTGGCGACTTTACTTTAGACGCTGCTGGCGATATACTTTTAGACGCTGCTGGTAATGATGTAAAAATATTAAATGCAGGTACGGAACTTGCAAGATTTGTAAATAACTCACAAAATTTAATTGTTAAAAATCCTAACCAAGATAAAGATATTACTATTTCAGGTAACGATGGTGGTTCAAATGTTGACGCATTAACTTTTGATATGTCAGACGCTGGTGCGGCTACATTTAATAGTAATGTAACGGTTGGTGGCAATGCTGTAATTACAGGTAATTTAACGGTCAATGGTAGTACAACAACACTATCAACAACTAACTCAACTATTGAAGATAGATTAATAGAATTAGGCACAGGCACTACAGGTACTCCTGGCAACGACATGGGACTTGTGTTTGAAAGAGGTGACTCTGATAACGCATTTATAGGTTGGGATGAAAGTACAGATAAATTTATAGTTGGTACTGGTACATTTACTGGTGCTTCAACAGGTAACTTAACTATTACAACTGGAACACTTGTTGCAAATTTAGAAGGAAATGTTACAGGAGATGTTACAGGTAATGTAACTGGTGATGTAACAGGAAATGCTGATACAGCAACTGCTTTAGCAACGGCTAGAAATATCGGTGGTGTATCATTTGATGGTAGTGCGAATATCAATTTACCAGGTGTTAATACTTCTGGTAACCAAGATACAAGTGGTAACGCTGCAACAGCAACTGCTTTAGAAACAGCAAGAACAATTGCTGGTCAATCGTTTGATGGCACAGGTAATATTACTATTGCTTCAACTGACTTATCTAATACAAGTGATATTGTATTATTGACAAGTACTCAAACATTAACGAATAAAACATTAACGTCACCTACTATTACAGGTACAGGTGCAATCGCTGGTACATTTACTGGTGATATTACTGGTGATGTGACAGGTAATGCCGATACAGCAACTACTCTGGCTACAGCAAGAACAATAGCAGGTCAATCGTTTGATGGTAGTGCTAATATAACAATTGCAAGTACAGATTTATCTAATACAAGTGATATTGTATTATTAACAAGTACTCAAACATTAACGAATAAAACTTTAACATCACCTACAATTAACGCAGCTACTATTACAGGTGAAGTAACATTTGCTGGTGATGTAAATTTTGACTCAAATACATTATTTGTAGATACTAGTGCTAACAGAGTTGGTATTGGATCAACAACATTAAGCCAACCATTTACTGTTCATAACACTAGTTCAGCACAAATTCATTTAAGAGGAGGTGGTCCTGGAATTAGATTTTCAAGTGATGAAGGTGGTTCGAATGATGCTACAAGAGGATTTATTGGATTTGCAACAAATTCTAACGCATTTATAAATGGAACAAGCACTGGTGACCTTGCAATTAGAGGTTCAACAGATGGAAATATTGTCTTTGGTGATAATGGTGGAGAGTATGCTAGATTTACAGATGGTGGTCATTTACAATTAAAAGGTAATATCGTATTAGAAGGTGCAACTGATAACACATATGAAACAACTTTAACAGTTGTAGACCCAACAGCAGATAGAACAATCACATTCCAAAACGGTAGTGGTACAGTTGCTTTCTTAACAGATGTAACTGGTGGTTCTACACCTGGTAACTTTACAACTATTACACTTGATAACAATATTACGTTTGAAGGTGCAACTGCTGATGATTATGAAACTACTTTAACAGTAGCAGACCCTACAGCAGATAGAACGGTTACAATACCAGACGCAACAGGCACAATAGTTTTAAGAGATACTACAGATACACTTACAAACAAAACTTTAACAAGTCCTGTTATCGCAGCCATCACAAGTACTGCTGATATAGATTTAACTGCTACAAATGATGTTAATATACCTGCAAACGTAGGATTAACATTTGGTAATGACGGAGAAAAAATAGAAGGTGACGGAACAAATTTAACAATATCATCTAGTGGAACAACAACACTTGATAGTGTTGGAAATATTATATTAGACGCCGACTCTGGTGGGACTGTGATAATTGCTGATAATGGATCTTCTTTAATGAAATTCTTTCAAAGTTCAGGCTATGTTGCCCTAGAGTCAATGGTATCAGACAATGATTTAAAATTAAGAGGAAATGATGGAGGCTCTTACTTTGATGCTCTAACACTAGATATGTCAGACGCTGGTTCAGCGACATTCAATAACAATATATCAGTTGGTGGTAACGCAACAATCACAGGAAATCTAACCGTAAATGGTACAACAACAACTGCGAATACTACAAACACGGTAATTTCTGACAGACTAATAGAGTTAGGTAATGGTACAACAGGTACTCCTGGCAATGACATGGGTATCGTACTTGAAAGAGGCGATAGTGATAACGCATTTATAGGTTGGGATGAGTCTACTGATAAATTCATAGTAGGTACAGGAACATTTACAGGTGCAAGTACAGGTAACTTAACAATTACTACAGGTACTTTAGTCGCAAATTTAGAAGGAAACGTAACAGGAGATGTTACAGGAAATGCTGATACAGCAACTGCTTTAGCAACTGCTAGAACAATTGGTGGAACATCATTTGATGGTACAGCAAACATCGCTGTAAATTTAGCTGCAACTGCAACAACATTAGCAACTGCAAGAAATATTGGTGGAGTATCGTTTGATGGTTCTGCTAATATTAACTTACCTGGTGTTAATACTTCAGGTAATCAGGACACTTCAGGTAACGCAGCTACTGCTACTGCATTAGAAACTGCTAGAACAATTGCTGGGCAATCATTTGATGGTACTGGAAACATAACAATTGCTTCAACAGATTTATCAAACACATCTAATATTGCTTTATTAGATGGAACGCAAACATTAACGAATAAAACTTTAACAAGTCCAACAATCAATGGTGCTACATTTGGTGCAGCTGATGTTACTTTTGATACATCTACTTTACACATTGATAGTACTAACGATAGAGTTGGTATTGGAACAACAAGTCCAAGTACATATTTAGCTGTTAGAACCCCAGACACCTCATCTTTAGTGGATGCACTACATTTAGATAATCCAAATGCTGCAGGTAGAGGTGTTGCTTTATCTTTTCAACAAGGCAATAACAGAAAAGCAAGAATTAAAAGTTTTTTTGATGCTACTACAAATTGGAATTTAGCGTTTGACACAGAGGATACTGCTAATGCTCTGATTATTAATGACAACGGTAATGTTGGTGTTGGTACTACAACTCCAAGCACTAAACTTGAAGTTTCTGGCACAATAACATCTACTGCGTTTTCAGGACCATTGACAGGCGATGTTACAGGTAATGCTGACACAGCAACTACACTTGCAACTGCTAGAACAATTGCAGGTCAAAGTTTTGATGGCTCAGCAAACATAACTATTGCTTCAACAGATTTATCTAACACGTCAAATATTACTTTAAATGACGCAACACAAACTTTAACTAATAAAACTTTAACATCACCAGTTATTGCAAATATCACAAGTACAGAAAACATATCATTAAATTCAAGTCAAAGTATTACTTTAGACGTTGATGATAAAATATTTTTAGATTCTGGCTCGAACGGTATTGTAGAGTTGAAAAACGATGGCACATCTTATGGAAAATTATTTGCATATGGTGGATTTAAAATAGAATCTTTAATAAGTGATCAGGATCTTTTGCTAAGAGGTAATGATGGTGGTTCATTTATTACAGCATTATCTTTAGATATGTCTGAGGCTGGTGCAGCCACATTTAATTCTACCGTAACTGCTTCAGGTTTTGTTGGCGATGTTACAGGTAATGCTGACACAGCAACTGCTTTAGAAACAGCAAGAACTATTGCTGGTCAATCATTTGACGGTACATCAAATATTACAATCGCTGCTACAGATTTATCTGACACAGATCAATCACTATCAACTACAGATAATGTAACGTTTAATGATATGACTGTTTCTGGTAATTTGACAGTAAGTGGTACTACAACAACAGTAAATACAGAAACTATAAATCTTGCTGATAACACTATTACTTTAAATAGTAACGAAACAGGCACACCATCACAAGACGGTGGTATAGAGATTGAACGAGGTACTTCAACAAATAAAACTTTAGTTTGGAATGAAACAACTGATAAATGGACTGTTGGTTCTGAAACATTCGTTGCTGGAACATTTGAAGGTGCTTTAACTGGTAACGTAACTGGCGATGTAACTGGTGATGTTACAGGAAACGCTGACACAGCTACTGCATTGGCAACTGCTAGAACAATTGGTGGTGTTTCATTTGACGGAAGCGCTAATATTAATTTACCAGGCGTTAATACTTCTGGTAACCAAGATACTTCAGGAAATGCTGCTACAGCTACTGCATTAGAAACAGCTAGAACAATTGCTGGTCAATCATTTGATGGTAGTGCTAATATAACAATTGCAAGTACAGATTTATCAAACACATCTAATATTGCTTTATTAGACGGAACTCAAACTTTAACTAATAAAACTTTAACAAGTCCAACAATTAGTGGTCCTACAATTACAGGAGACGCTACTTTTGATACAAATACTTTACACATTGATAGTACTAATAATAGAATAGGTATTGGAACAACTTCTCCAGCAGTTGCTTTAGACCTTCAACAGATAAATCCTTCTGAAGGTTTTAGAGTTAGAAGACACAATAGTTCAGGACAATATATTGACATAAGTGAAACTGATGGTAGCAGACATGAAATTAAAGCTGTTGGTGATAAAGAATTTAGAATGGTTAATGCTACAACTGAACCGGACCTAGGTTGGCATTTCTATAGAAACGGATCAGAAAGATTTAGAATATTAGGTGATGGATTAATTACATTACCTAGTGGTGCAGCTACACTTGTGGGTGATACTACTACACAGACTTTAACTAATAAGACAATTGACGCTTCTAGTAATACAATATCAAATATTGGAGATAGTCAATTAACAACAGGTATTGACGCTGCTAAGATTTCATCTGGATCAGTAAGTAATACTGAATTTGATTATTTAGATGGTGTTACATCAAGTGTTCAAACACAGTTAGATAATAAATCAACAAGAGGATTTGCTATTGCTATGGCAATTGCATTATAAATATATAAATATAAGAGAGAAAAAATATGGCACAGAATTTTAGAAGATACACAGCAAGAAACGTTGGAACTTCAGCTACAACAGTATTTACAGCTGACAGTTATGACACAGTAATTGGTATAGCATGTGCTAATATTACAACAGCTGAAATAAAAGTTGACGTGATATTAAATGATGCTGATTCTTCAAATGACGTGTACCTTATCAAAGGTGCACCAATTCAAAATGGTGGCACTTTACAAGTAATAGACGGTGGAGCTAAATACGTAGTAAAAAGTGGAGATGTTTTAAAAGTCGTTTCTAATACTGCTAGTTCACTTGATGTTATTGTAAGTGTAGTAGATGATATTTCAACATAGGAACAATAAATGGCTTATATAGGAAACAACATAGATATTAGTAAAGTCAGATTTGCTGAAATGAAGACTACTTCTTTAGACAAATCTGCAATTCAAACAATTTATTTAGGCGGCGGTGAAGATGGAGTTAATAACTCACCTACAGATGCTTTTGGAGTTTCTTTAGAACAAGTACTAACAGATTGTAATAATTCAAGTTTCGATATTATTGATATGGGAACAATTGAAGATACAGTTGGAATAGTCGATTTTGGTTATATTTAAACTAATAAAAAGCGGGAAGTTAAACAACTTATTATTATAAATAATAGAAGTTAGTTTGTTAATAAAGGGAGAGAACAACAATGCCAACAATTTTACAATTAAGAAGAGGTACTACTGCTGAGAACGATGCCTATACAGGTTCAGTCGGTGAAATAACAGTAGATACTACATTAAACAAAATTCGATTACACGATGGATCTACTGCAGGTGGTGACACTATTGGAGATGGATCAGGAAATATTCAAATCGGTGTAACAGGAAATAACGAAATAGATACATCATCAGGCAATCTTACTATAGATTCAGCTGGTGGTACAGTTACAGTTGATGATAACTTAACAGTATCAGGTAACTTAACAGTATCAGGAACAACTACTACTGTAAACTCAACTACTATTGATGTACAAAACGCTTTAGTATTTGAAGGCAGTACAAGTGACGATTTCGAATTAACTTTAACAGCAGGTGACCCTACTGCTGATAGAACAATTACTCTTCCAGACGCTACTGACACATTAGTTGGTAAAGCAACAACAGATACTTTAACAAACAAAACTTTAACAAGTGCTGTATTAAACACAGGCGTTTCAGGTACTGCTATATTAGATGAAGACAATATGGCATCTGACTCTGCTACACAACTTGCAACTCAACAATCTATTAAGGCATATGTTGACTCACAAGTTACAGCTCAAGATTTAGATGTTGCTGGTGATACTGGTATAGCTGCTATTGATTTAGATAGTGAAACATTTACAGTTGCTGGCGGAACCGGTATTAGTACTTCAGGTGCTATAAACACATTGACAGTAAATTTAGATGACACAGCTGTTTCTGCTGGTTCTTATGGTTCTTCAACTGCAATTCCAACATTTACAGTTGACGCTCAAGGACGATTAACTGCTGCTGGTACAGCTTCTATATCTTCAAATATGGGAATTGCTGGTGATAGTGGTACAGACACAATTACAGTTGGTACAGATACTTTCACAATTGCTGGTGGTACTGGATTAACATCAACTGCTACAACAGATACAATTACTTTAGATATTGATAGTACAGTTGCAACATTAACTGGTTCTCAAACACTAACTAATAAAACTATTAGTTTAACAAACAATACAGTAAGTGGTACAACAGCACAATTTAATAGTGCTTTATCAGATGGTTCATTTGCTACATTGGCTGGTACTGAAACATTAACAAACAAAACTTTAACATCACCTACTATCACAGGCACAGGTGCAATTGCAGGAACATTTACTGGTAACATTACAGGTGACGTAACTGGTAATGCTGACACAGCAACAACACTTGAAACTGCTAGAAATATTGGTGGTGTATCATTTGATGGAAGTGCAAACATTGATTTACCTGGCGTTAACACAACTGGTAATCAAAATACTTCAGGTTCAGCTGCAACGTTAACAACTGCTAGAACTATTGCTGGTCAATCATTTGATGGTTCTGCTAATATCACAATTGCAGCTACAGATTTATCTGACACAAACCAATCACTAGCAACTAGTGATAATGTTTCATTTGCTAACTTAACATTAAGTGGTGATTTAACAGTTAATGGTACAACTACAACTGTCGCTTCAGCAAACACAACAATTGCTGACAACTTGATAGAGTTAAACTCTGGTGCAGCTTCAAACGCTAATGATACTGGTATCTTAATCGAAAGAGGAAGTACTGGTGACAATGCGATTATGGCTTGGGATGAAAGTGCTGATAAATTTATATTTGGTACTACAACTGCTACAAATACATCAACAGGTGATTTAACAATTACAAGTGGTACAATTGTTGCTTCAACTTTTGAAGGTAACCTAACTGGTGACGTAACTGGTAATGCTGACACAGCAACTACACTTGAAACTGCTAGAACAATTGCTGGCCAATCATTTGATGGTAGTGCAAACATCTCAATCGCTTCAACTGATTTATCAGATACGGCTAGTATTGCGTTATTAACTTCTACTCAAACATTGACAAACAAAACGATTGCTGCTGGTTCAAACACAATCTCTGGTTTGACTTCATCAAACTTGACTAGTGCTGTTCAGTTACAGATTTTAGACTCTTCTGGATCTGTAGTTAAATCGTTATACGGTTCTGCAACGTAAAAATTATTAATCTACATCATAAAACGTTATTTTGTGATTACTATAGGTACGTGTAATTGCTAGATGGAAAATCATATAAATAGTAATAAAGGATTAATATGGCCAACCCAGCAAGTAGAGAAGAATTAAAACAGTACGCTTTAAGAACATTAGGTAAGCCTGTTATTGAAATTAATGCGGATGACGATCAATTAGAAGATAGATTAGATGAAGCGTTACAATACTTTGCTCAATATCATTATGATGGTGTTGAAAGAACATATCTAAAATATCAAGTTACTCAAGCAGACGTAGATAGAATTAAATCTCCTGATGGAGATACGTCTTCAAGTATAACTAAAAATTCTGTAACTACTGCATGGACTGAACAAAATAATTTCATAGTAGTACCAGAAGCTGTATTAGCAGTTACAAGAATATTTCCTCTATCGAATAGAGGTAATCAAAATATGTTTGATATACGATATCAAATGAGATTAAATGATCTATATGATTTTTCATCTACTTCAATTATTCATTACGAAATGGTAATGAAACATTTAGATTTTTTAGATCATATATTAGTTGGTGAAAAACCTATCAGATTTAATCAATATAACAATAAGTTGTTTATAGACATGGATTGGAAGACTGATATTACAGTTGGTGAGTATCTTGTAATTGAATGTTTTAGAAAACTAGACCCTACAGTTATGACAGATGTTTATAACGATATATACTTAAAAAGATATGTCACAGCCTTATTTAAAAGACAATGGGGTGCAAACCTTTCAAAATTTAATGGTGTGACTATGATTGGTGGAGTATCACTAAACGGTCAACAGTTATTTTCAGAGGCACAAGAAGACATAAGAAAATTAGAAGAAGAAATAAGAGGCACATACGAAACGCCTGTAACATATATGATAGGATAATGACATGCCAGTCAATCATTACTTTCAAGGCGGTAACGGTATCGGAAACGATGCTGAAAAAAAATTACACGAAGATTTAATCATAGAAGGCCTAAAAATTTACGGCCACGATTGTTACTATTTACCAAGAACACTTGTTAACCACGATTTAGTTTTAGGAGAGGATACTCTTTCTAAATTTGATCAATCATATATGCTAGAAATGTATGTTGAAACAACTGAAGGATTTGCAGGTGAACAAGAATTGGTATCTAAATTTGGCTTAGAAATTAGAGAAGATACAACATTTGTCATTGCAAAAAGAAGATGGCAAAATCAAGTTGATAATCAAGCAGTACAGATTGTAGATGGTAGACCTAACGAAGGTGATTTAATTTATGTACCTTTGATGAATAGTTTTTTTGAAATACAATTTGTAGAAGATCAGGAACCATTCTTTCAATTAGGTAACTTACCTGTTTACAAATTAAAGACAACTAGATTTGAGTATAGTTCAGAAAAAATTGATACTGGTAGATCAGAAATTGACATTGCTGAAGATAGATTATCTATAGATCAATTACAACATCAATTAGTACAAGAAGATGGTACAGGTTTCTTATTAGAAACTACAGATACAGTATTGAAAAATTACGACTACTTGGTATTAGAAAGTCATGTTGATGTCAACTTGGCAACACAAACAAGAGATTACGCTGATAACGCTACGTATGAAGCAGACGCAGGATTTGGTACTGCTAGTACGGAAGATGATATATTAGATTTCACAGAAAGAAACCCTTTTGGTGAAATAGATGAGGGTCAAGTATAATGTTCGGAAGACAATTTTACCATGAATCAATGAGAAAAGTAGTTGTAGCATTTGGTACAATTTTTAATAACATTGTTATTCATAGAACAGACGCCGATGGTTCTGTAATACAAAGATTAAAAGTACCTCTATCATATTCGCCTAAAGAAAAGTTTTTAACAAGATTAGAGCAACAACCTAATTTAAATCAAAGAGAAATGGCTATAACTTTACCACGTATGGGTTTTGAAATATCAGGCATAGGATATGACTCATCTCGTAAGTTACAAAGAATTGGTAAATTTAAAAATGTTAATACATCAGACGCAAGTAAAATGTATTATCAATATAATCCTGTACCTTACAACATATCATTCAATTTATACTCATTTACTGCTACAGCTGAAGATGGACTACAAATAATAGAACAACTACTACCATATTTTCAACCTGACTATACAGTAACTATAAATGCAATTCCTGAAATGGGTATTAAAAGAGATGTACCTATAACTTTAAATAGTGTCAATTATGAAGACACATATGATGGTGCATTTACAACAAGAAGAGCTGTAAACTATACTTTAGGTTTTACCGCTAAAACATATTTGTATGGTCCTGTTTATTCTAAAAGTGTTATTAAAGAAACACAAACTGATTTATATACAGATACATCAGGAGATCCTAAAAGAGAAGAAAGAATTATTGTTGTACCAGATCCCACATCAGCTGACGCAAATGATGACTTCGGGTTTACAACAACTATAAGTACCTATACGGACTCTAAAAATTACGATCCGAGTACAGATGGTGACGCATAATTATGAGCATAGACGAAAAAATAAACGAAGCCCTTGGTATCTCTAACGACAAGCCTGTTACAAAGGCTGTAGTCAAAAAAGAATATACTCCACCTGTTCCTAGAATAGAAGACAAAGAAAAAGAAGATGTGGATAATGATTACAAATACAGTAGAGAAAACTATTATAATCTAATCGAAAGAGGCCAAGACGCAATTCAAGGCATACTTGATATTGCAAATGAAAGTCAACATCCTCGTGCTTACGAAGTTGCAGGTAATCTTATTAAACAAGTTGCTGATACCGTAGATACA